CCGGATCCATATGAAGGTAATAGCGTATGAGCGTATTGAAATACCCTACCATATCGGCCTCCGGGCGGCCGTCGGCCAGCTCTATAGCTTTTTTAGCTCAGCCTCCTTTGTTTCAGCGAGGGCTCCCAGAACGGGAACGGCCGCCAGGAAGTATGCGTCATCCTCCTGGAATTCCTTGTCACCGTCAATCCAGCACTGCTGGAGAAGGATTTCAGAGAACTTCACTGAATCCTTTGCCTGGTTGGATCCGGCCATTGCGAAGGAGAGATCCTTACGGCCGGGCTTGTGGAGGACCGCTTTCTTATCGTCGCAGGAGATCTCAAAGACCTCCCCGTATTTTTCTTTCCAGCCCTTGAGCTGTTCATCTGTGTAAGTAAACATTTTTGTGTGCGTTTTATTGGTGTTTAAATAGTATTATAATGGAGGGGGCCAAGTTAATGGCCCCTTCCATCTAGTTGTAGTCTTCAATGACGTCAAGCATCACAAGGGGAAGCTCAATCTCCATGAACTTGTCATTCTGATTGAGGGTCTTCGGCTTGGAGGTGATCTCCACCCCTGAAAGGAGGTCAGTATGGATGACGTCTCCCTTGGAAGGGTTACCGTAAGACACTATGATGTTGAAATTGACGTCAAGGGCGTCTCCACCGGCGGCGGCGTTGAGAGCGTCGTACTCGGACTGGAGGAGGCGGATGGAGCCCTCATAGGACTTGTTTCCGCGCTGGATGCCGTGAGGCTTGTTCCCCTTGGCATAAAGCGCTTCCTTCTCCTGGGATGAGGTGTAACTGACGCCTCTGATGCCGGTGACGTCACGGCCAGCCATCACAACTGTGAGGTCTGCCCATTCGTATTCTTTGCTGTCAAACATAGGGCTCTAGTTGTTATTGGTGAGGAATCCGATATTAACGACGATCTCACGGGCGTAGCCGTAAGGGCGCACCTTCAGGACACCTTCCACCTTGGAGGTGGAGAGGACGTTCTGGCTGGGATCAATGAAGAACTTGCAGCCGCTGCCGTCCACTACGGAGAGCTCTCCGGCGGCGGACATCTGGGCGTTGATGGCGTCTTCCACCGCTGCCTGCCAGCTCTTGAGCACCGGGGTCTGCATAGTGCCGTCAGTGTTCACCTCGATCTCATCAAGGAGGAACTGCAGCATTGTCAGGTAGGCAATGCGGGCGGCCTTGTCAACGGTGCGGCGGGCGGTCAGGTGGGCGTAGTCGTCAGTGCCGGCTACGGCTAGGGGGTCATCTACCAGGTAGTAACCTGCGAGGCCCACGTAGATGCGGGGGCAAATATAACCCTTGCTGTAAAGGACATCCACTACGGACATGGCCTGATCCACGCTGGAGGAGCCGATGAACATCTCTGCAGGAGCCAGGGCGCCTGTAGCTACGCGGCCGATGTTACGCTGCACAGGAGAGGCCGCTATACGGCCGGCAAGCGTACCTACTGCTGCATTGATGGAACCGGTAACGACATCACCGATGAAGACTCCCACGCGGTTATAGGCGAGTGTCTTCAGATCCGGCGCGTCATCGGCCGATTCAAAGTGGCGGCCTTCCAGGATAACGAATATCGGGGCATACAAGCTGTCTGCAGCCCAGTCGGCGAGTGCCTGAGCTTTAGGCATAGCTGTAAGAACATCCGGATCCAGGCCGTCTACTACTGTTGCGGCCGCAGTAGATGCAGACGCCACAATAAGACCGCGGAGAGCACCGCGCAGCTCCTGGAGGATGGACTTCATCGGGCCGGATTCGACATCAAGCACGGACGTCATGGACGTTGCCTCAATGCCGATAAGGTAAACGGGCGTACCCTCCTCAGCCTCCGCAAAGAACTGATTGACCAGCTCCACAATACGTGCGTTATTGGTAGCGGTGATGCCAAGGCCCACAAGGTCCTCAGGACGCACCAGGCGGTACTGTTTGCCCAGCACGAAGGTTGTTGAGACGGCCGTAGCGCCAAGCACGACAAGGCCAAGCAAGCCGTCCTGGTTATCCGGTGCCGTTCCAAGCAGACCGTTCAGATAGTTGATTTTTACTCTCGGAAGCATTTGGTTGTAGAATTAAATATGCCGCCCCCGACGGGGCCGGAGGCGGCAAGGTTCAACTTCGGCCGACCGGTTATTCTGCGGTATCGGTCACGATGGCGTAGACGCCCTTCTTGTCATAACGACGGATGGCACCGCCCACACGTACCAGGAAGGAGTAGACGTCGCCGTAATACTCCGGATTGTTGACCTGGTCAAACATGATGACCTCGCCAAGGGCGCGGCTGAGGGAGTCACGCTGCCAGGCAAGACCGCCGGCCAGATCGGTGGCTGCGCCTGCTGCGTCAATGGCCTTGATGGTGCCGTCTGCGGCGAAGCGGTAAACGGTGGAGCGCACCATTACCTCAAAGCCGTAAAGCATACCCATCACGCCGCGCTTGACGTCAGCGGCCTGGAAGAAGCCAATGGCCTGAGTCTGGGTCATGCCGTCCAGCAGCTGCTGGTACATATTGGCATCCAGCAGCAGGTAGCGGTCCGTCTGAGGCACGTTATCCTTGTTCATGCGCAGCTGGAGGGCAGCTACGTCTGCAGGAGTGATCTGCTTACGAAGGCCGGTGGCATCAGGAGTCCAGGCGGCTACGCCGGTACCGGTGGTGAGCACGCGGTTGGCGGCTGCAGGAAGCCAAGCGGCAAGCAGTGCCTCGGCTGCCTTGAAGATGATCTCCTTGCGGTCCTGGTCAATGACGCTGTTGCGCTTGTTGTAGGACAGCTCAACCATATCGGCATAGGGGATGAGGATAGGGTTGGTGGTGAGCTCGTGGAGCGTGTAGTCCACGTCCACGTCAGTGCGCTTCTGCACGGTAGCGGGAAGCTGGGAACGGTCAACGACTACGCCTGAGGGAGCGCCGGCGTTGGGGATGTGCACCTTCTTGCCCTCATTGACGTAGATATCGTCATTGACGGCCTTGGAGAGGAAGGAGTTGTCGGCAAAGAGGCCTTCAATGATGGTCCTCTGCCATATTTCTTTCTGTACTGCCATAGTTAGATAGAATTACGGGTTAAACGCTAGAGGTTGAAGGCTTCTTTGTATTTGGCCTTGTAAAGTTCAGGGTATTTCTCCTTGAGCTCTGCCAGACGGTCGGCCTTGTCAATCTCATCCCAGCTCATCTGGGCAAGATCTTTGGGGGCTTCGCCTGCGCCGCCATTGAGGAAGTCCTTGATCAGGGATGCACCGGCTGCGGCCTTGGCGGGGAGAGCGTTGATGATCTCCTTGGCGGTTGCCTCGTCAGCGACCATCAGCTTGCGGTAGTTCTCCTTCTGGTCGGCTGCGAAGCGGCCCTCAGAGACGGCCTGATTGAGGAAGGCTTCAATCTGGGCGTCCTTGGATGCCTTGAGCTCTGCTTCCAGTGAATTGACCTTCGCCTGGAGAGCGTCAACCTTGGCGGCCTCGTTGGAGAGTTTCTTGACCTTATCGACGATTGCGTCTTCGGTCAGATCCTTGAATGAATCGTTCAGGGATTTGATTTTGTCAATGAATTCCATATTCTGATTTTTTGGTGATTTGCTGTCAAAATGAGCGGCAAACTGGTAGACCTGCTCATTGGTGGGAGCGGAGCCCAGAGCCTGAGCTGCGCCGGTAAGGTCATAGATTTCGTCACACAGTCCAATGCGTGCCGCCTCATCTGCGGTGAACCAATGATCCTTACCGTCAAAGTAGGTCTGCTTGACCTGCTCTGACGGCATACCGCATTTGCGGCTGATCATATCGGCCAAAGTGCCCTCAAGACCTTCAATGAGGTCAGCGCACTCACGCATATCACGGGCGCCGCCCTTGCAGGATCCGGAGACGGAGTGAAGCATCAGGCGGGAATAGCGCGACATATGGAGCGGCTTGCCGCAAAGGGCAATGATACCGGCAATGGAGGCTGCCAGGCCGTCTACGAAGATATTCACGTTGGACTTGCTGTCCTTCAGTGCGTTGAATATGGCAATGCCGGCAAATACCTCTCCGCCGTTGGAGTTGATGTGAACGTCAATGAAAGGGTACTCCTGGGCAAGATATGCCATCTCGGAGACTATCCTTTCCGGAGAGACGCCCTCATCACCGCCAATGTCCCCGTACAGCATGACGGAGACGCGGCCGTTTCCGGTCGGAACAAGATTGAAAAATTTTCCTTTGGGCATAGGCATTTGTGAGTTATTAAAAACTTTCGGCGCAAATATGGCTTCTATCATAATAATTTGCAATTCCAAGATTTAATTAATAATGTATTTTAATATTAGGGGTATGGTTAGATAATATTATTTAATATTAAAAGTTGTAAATAAGGCAAGTAGAAGCCATTTTTGCGAAAAAGTTTTACCGTATGGCAAACAACCTGAAAAATACCCAGAAGAAGAACATAGCCAAGGAGCTCTACCTGCACGGTGATTTCACGCTTGAGGAGATTGCCGCCAAGGTGGATGTGACCAGGCAGACCATTGCACGCTGGGCAAGAGAGGACGAATGGTCCAGCATCAAAGCCACTATGACCGTGGGCAAGGCCAATACCCTCAAGAATATGTACGCGCACGTGCAGCGCATCAATGAAGCCATCCTGCAGCGCGAAGAGGGTGACCGCACCCCTACGCCCAAAGAGGCGGATATCCTTTCAAAACTGGCTTCCGCCATAGACAAGCTGGAGAGCGAGACCGGCATCAGCGAGCTGGTCAGCTCCGGCATTGAGTTCATCTCCTGGCTTCGCGGCGTAGACGCTGAGAAAGCCATTGAGTTTGCCTCCCTCTGGGATGCCTTCCTGAAAGAAAAGTTCTAGCCTATGAAGGAGATTGACAAGAAAGCCCGGCAGGCGTGGGAGCAGTTTATCAGCGACATACGCAAATCCACGCCCACGGAAAAGCTGACTACGGCCGAAAAGGAGAAGAAGAAAGCCTATCTGGAGAAGCACCCCGTAGAATGGATGCAGTATTTCTTCCCCAATTATGCCGTCTGTCCTTTTGCACCCTTCCAGAAGGAAGCCATCAACAGGATCTGCCGCAATGATGAGTGGTTCGAGGTGTGGAGCTGGGCCCGTGAGCTCTCCAAGTCAGTCACCTCAATGATGCTGGAGCTCTTCCTGATGCTTACCGGCAAGAAACGTTACCTGCTGATGGTGAGCGCTACGCAGGACGCGGCCATCAGGCTGCTCTCCCCCTACCGCGCCAACCTGGAGGCCAACGGCCGCCTCATAGACTTCTATGGGGAGCAGGTCTCCATAGGCAAATGGGAGGAAGGGCACTTTGTCACTAAGAGCGGCCTCACCTTCCTGGCGGTAGGTTACGGCAATGCGCCCCGTGGTACAAGGAATGAATCCGTCCGTCCTGACATCATAGACATAGACGACTACGACACTGACAAGGACTGCCGCAATCCCGTCATCCTGGACAAGAAGACGGAGTTCATAGAGCGTGCCGTCATCCCCACCCGTTCAGTCAGCACGCCCACCCTCATACTGGCAAAGGGTAACCTCATTGCCAAAGACACCTGCATTGCCAGGATGGGAGCGAAGGCAGACAAGCATATGATCATAAACATAGTTGACAAGAACGGGAAGAGCAGCTGGCCGGAGAAAAACTCCCAGGAGCACATTGAGCGCGTCAAGGCTACCATCTCCACCGGTGCCTTCCAGGCAGAGTATATGAACAATCCCATCCATGAGGGAAAGGTCTTCAAAAACCTCCCCCTGGGCAAGATGCCGGCTCTTTCCAAGTTCAAGTTCCTTGTCTGCTACGGAGACCCCTCCACCTCCAATAATGGCAAGGCTGCCAGCTCCACAAAAGCCGTCTGCCTCATCGGCAAGATCCGCACAACATTTTATATTCTGAAGGCCTTTGTGGACCGTCCCTCCAACGCTGTATTCATTGACTGGTATTACCAGTGCAAGGCGTGGGTGGCAGGCCGCGTGCCGGTGTTCTACATGGTGGAAAACAACTCCCTCCAGGATCCCTTCTATGAGCAGGTCTTCCTGCCGCTCATCAGGGAGGAAAACCAGCGGAGGGGGGACAGTCTCTTCATCACCGGCGACGCCCGGCCGAAGACGGACAAGGCCTCACGTATTGAGGCCAACCTGGAGCCCATTGACCGCAATGGCGCCTGGCTGTTCAATGAGGATGAGGCCGACAACCCGCATATGAAGGAGCTGCTGGACCAGTTCAAGCTCTTTGAGATGACCCTTCCCTATCCGGCCGACGGCCCCGACTGCGTGGAGGGTGCCATTGCGGAGATAAACCGCAGGACCATCCTTGACGGCAGCACAGTGGACACCATTTCAAGGGCAAGCCTCATTGACAGTTCACAGAGGATGTAAGCTTTAAAACGCCAATTAAATACTATTTTATATATGAGCCAATTCATAACACTGGAAGACTACGATGCCAGCATTCACAGGGAGATACTGGACGCTCTCCTGAGGCATGACAGCGACATTCAAGACTCCGCTATCATAGAGATCTGCGAGGACCGCGCCATTGAAGAGATGCGCAGCTATATGGACAAATTCTATGACTGTGACGCCATCTTCGGTGCCACCGGCACAGACAGGAACCAGCTTGTGCTTATGATGGCACTTGACATTGCCATCTATCACATTTTCTGCCAGCATAACCCCTACAAGATGTCACAGGTGCGGAAAGACCGCTATGACCGTGCAGTGGAATGGCTCAAGGCCGTAGCAGCCGGCAAGATCACCATTGCCGATGCGCCCAGGCTCCCTGAAGAGACGCAGGCGGCCAATTCACCCTGGCAGATCGCCTCAGAAATTTTGAGACCAACTCATATTTAACCAGTAAACACCATGGAAGAAACGAAAAAACGCGGCAGACCCGCAGCCAAGAGAGAAATAACCTCAGCGGGAGCCGCTGACATCCGGCCCGGCCAGAAGGACCCCACAATAATCCTGCAGAGTCCGGAGCTGTTCCACTTTGACATTGCCCGCTATATGGCGGGCCTACTGAGCGCTTCCGCCATAGACTTCTATAACAGGACTGTGCTCTATGACCTCTATCACTCCATAATCACCACTGACGGACACCTCTCCGGCATTATCAACAAACGCGTGAGCGCCGTGGCGCGTGAGCGCTTTGAGTTCCAGCGGGACGGAAAACCGGTGGATGAGGTTAATGAGCAGATAAGGAGCCCCTGGTTCCGTGCGTTCATCAAAGATGCCGTCAAATCAAAGCTTTGGGGCTTCACCCTGTGCCAGTTCAGGCGCGACGAGCGCGGCTGGATAACCTATGACCTCATAGACCGCAAACATTATGACCCCGTCAAGCGTGAGATCCTTCTTTATGAGACCGATGTGACGGGCGTGCCGCTGGAGGCCTTCTCCAACTGCCTGGTCATCTGCGACGATCCCCGCGGACTGGGCCTACTTGCCACCTGTGCGCCTTATGCACTATACAAGAGAGGCAATCTGGGAGACTGGGCCCAGTTCTGCCAGATCTTCGGGATGCCCATCCGTGAGTACACCTACCCGGTCGGTGACGAAGAGGCCCGTAAGCGCCTCCTTGACGATGCCCGCAAACAGGGC